ACAAATATAACGGCAACTTACCAAGATAGTGATGGAACAATAGATCTTGTCGCTACTGGAGATGTAACTCTTGTTACTTCTTCTTATGATTATTTATCTATTAGTGGACAAGCTATTACACTTGGACAAATTGATATTAGCGATGATACGAATTTATCAGCAGGAACAAATATTTCTTTAAGTGGAGATACACTTAACGTAGATGACGCATTTTTAATTAATAGTGGAAATGACACTACCTCTGGAACAATTACAGCAGCAGGATTTACTACTACTGGAACATTGGCAGCAGGATTAGCAGATATAGATGATGTTGTTATTAATGGAACAACAATCGGACACACAGACGATACAGATTTAATTACATTAGCAGATGGAAATGTAACGATAGCAGGGGAATTAGACTTAACAACATTAGATGTTTCTGGTAACGCAGATATAGATGGAACGTTGGAAGCTGATGCTATTACAGTAAATGGAACTGCCTTAAATACAGTTATTGCAGGAGTTACAGTATCAAACGCTACATTAGCTTCTACAGTAACTATAACTGACAAATCAGATAATGTAAATTATGATGTAGTATTTGGTAATAGCACAAGTGCTTTATACGATGATACTGGTGCATTGTATTATAATCCAAGCACAGGAACTTTAAGAGTTCCAAATTTAAATGTAGCAGGAACAACTACGCAAGTAGATACAGTAACAATGGAAGCACAAAATGCAGTTGTCTTTGAAGGTGCAACTGCTGACGCTTATGAAACTACATTATCTATTGTTGATCCAACAGCAGATCACACACAATATTTAATTAATCAAGGTGGTTATATTCCAGTATTAGCAGCAGCTACAACTACTGCTATTTCATCAACTCCTGCTGAATTAAATATTCTTGATGGTGCTACAGTTGTAGTGGGGGAAATTAATTATTTAGATTTAGGTTCAACAGCAATAGGAACTGCTATAGCTTCTAAAGCAGTTGTATTAGATGCCAATAAAGATTATACAGGCGTAAGAAACCTAACGATTACAGGAGAGTTAGATGGTGGTAGTTTAGATATTAGTGGAGATGCAGACATTGATGGAACTCTTGAAACAGATGCGTTATCTATAAATGGCACAGCAGTAAGTTCTACTGCTGCTGAATTAAATGTATTAGATGGAATCACATCTACAACAGCAGAGCTTAATATTTTAGATGGGGTAACAGCTACTGCTGCTGAATTAAATATAATGGACGGAGTAACTGCTACCACAGCAGAATTAAATTATACAGATGGAGTAACTTCAAATATTCAAACACAATTAGATTCTAAAATTGAAGCTACATTAACTACTGAACAAGTGCAGGACATTGTAGGTGGTATGTTTAGTAGTAATACAGAAACTCGTATATCTGCTACTTACGAAGATGGTGATGGCACGATAGATCTTGTTGTTGATGATATGACTGCAAATGACAATACAACTTATACTGGTGGAACAAATTTAACTTTATCAGGCACAACTTTTAATGTAGATGATGCTTTTTTAATTAATAGTGGTAATGATACAACAAGTGGAACAATAACTGCTGGTGGATTTACAACAACAGGAAACCTATCACTTGCTGGACACGCAGTTAATGATATTGATATTGGTTCTGAATTTGTTGATGCTGATGATCATTTAATGACTTCTGGAGCAATTAAAGAAAAAATTGAATCTTATGGTTATACTACTGATGCAAATGTTACTCATCGAACCATTACAGCAGGTGGTAATACACTTGCTGGTTCTGAAACTTTGGCTTTCACAGAAGGTTCAAATGTAAC